TTTTTTTTTTTTTTTTTTTTTTTTTTTTTTTTTTTTTTTTATTTCAAAGAAATAATTAGGAAAATAAACTGTAGAAAACCCCACTCTGATTAAGTTTCGAGTGTTTAAAGTTCAGGGGGTGCGTCTATCGCGTACATGGTGTTAGCTCCTCCCATGTGTCCACGTGTGACTTCTCCAAGTGTGGTAATATAATTACCTGTGGAGATCTTTTGCCTAGCCAAGGCGCCGTACTTAGCTACGGAGTGAGCAGCTAGTTCTTTTTCATTTGGCTGCCTGATAAGACCATCAGCAGGCTGCAGGCTGGCAGGGTTGGTGACTCCATCGAAGAAGTCAAATGCAGCAAATTTTGTATCTTCTTGGTAACCAAGTTTGGCCCAATTTGCTGGTGGAATGTTGCTGTCGAGAAGTATGTTCCAAACAACTTTGGCAAAGTACATGCAAAATTGCCTGGGGGTTATATTGATTCGATCAAACTGAGCAGCAAGGGCTCGGCGTGATAGTGCAGGGTTGGAAGGGGTAGCTCCAATCAGCTGTGCCGATTTAGAACTCTGCACATCAGCATATGCACGAGCTAGATCCCACATGGCCGGACCAGTCTCATTGGCGGCAAGGCCCATAGCGGTGAAGATTTTGCCTAGGGCTTCAATTTCAGCTGGTGTGGCCACGGAGGTCACGGTGGAGACATACTTGACTTTCTTCAAATCACTGAGACTAGGAGCTGTATTGGGATTTGAGAAGTCAGAAGGAGCTTTGGCACCAGCATCTTTGGCTGTGGGTGGTGCACTTGAAGTGGCAGCAACAGGTGTTGTGTCAGGCATGATTGTTTATTGAAGTTGATTTTTGTGAACACTCAATACTAATTTTCAAATTTAGGAAAACTTAACCCGTTCCAAGGGGAGAAGTTTATTGCTTTAAGCACTTCTGGTGTGTTCTCACAATTTGTTATGACTATTGCAGCACTGTCAATGATGGCCTGACAATGGTTGTGTATTGTTGGTTGCTGAATGTGTGTTATAGCAAGAATGCTGGTGAGTAGTACGACTAAAGCTAAAACTAAATTTATTGGTGAGGACAATACCCAACGTGAGAATGAAGATAAGTATGAGGACATTTAATTTGTTTCCAGAATGAAAGTATGACTGCTGTTGTGGAAAATAGGATATCTTTTTGGTGCCGTCTTGATATTGGCCACCAAAAGGCAAACGGTGCAAGTTGTCTCCAGCAACAGGTTGGTAGTGGCTATTTTGGAAGTAAATGCAAGCTGACAACAAGAAAGCAATGGCAATGATTTTGTATGTGTCAGTGAGGTCAGCTCTAGGAGTTAGACCTGGCATTTAGTTCCCCAATGGTGAGTTTGTGGGTGTGTCTAGTCAGAGAGATGAAAGTCTTAGCAGGATTTTCAGCAACAGCTGCGGCCAATGTTGTGCAGTAGAAAGTTGTTTCTGCAAACTCAAGTCCTGCTAGTTCCTCTGAGCTAGTGGTCACCACTTGGTCAGAAACAAAGTCCAAGACTTCTTCTTCAGAGGCAGAGATATGCTCAGTGGGGTCAACTTCAAAAGGGTTAAAGAATTCAACGATGTCGTCTTCTTTCTTAACTGAGACTATATTAAGGTCAAACAGTTTGTTCAAAATCTCAGCAGTTGACTTTCCAAATCTATGAGTTCTGAAGGAAGTGTAATGTGGGACTCTAAGTCTCTCAATGTATGTGCATTGACAGGGGTCACCAAAGATAGCCAATTTTGGTTCTAGAAAACTTTCTAGCAAATGATACTCATCGACAATATCACAATGGGTATTGGGAAAGCAAGATAAGCAAACTTGTGAAATTTTGTTTTGTTTATCTAAATAGCAAGGCCTAGGTGAACCTATAACTAAGCTAGGGTAAGCAGAAAATAAAGTCCTAAGTAAAGTGGTTTTCCCAGTGCCTGCAATTCCGTGCACAACTATGGTTCCTTCAACACTGAGTTTTGGCTCGAAGTGGTGCAATTGAAGTAAATTAATCAGAGTTGATCTTTCCATTTCGAACTGGGGAAAACTTAACCCCTCAATGTGTTGCTTTTGGAGGGCTCTTTTCACCAAGTCTCATTGCTTCTCCTTGGTGTAACTTGTGCAACTTCCGAACAGCAAGGAAGTGTTGTTCAGCTTCATCTGGTGTTAAGTAATTGTGCAGCTCATCACCCATTTGGTATGAATGTTTCATGTCAATGGCATATGATCTGGCAGCAGTGTGTAAATTGCCGATTGCCTCTTGCAACATAATGGAAGCATGCATTTTCAAAGGGTTTTTAATGATACCACCAGGAGTGAAAGTCCAACCACAGAATTCAGCATAATCACCTTTAACCTGTTTTGGAAATAGTGTCTTTGAGGTGAGTTTAAGCTTGTTCTGTAGTTTTTTAAAAGAGGGTTTTTCTTGGACAACTCCATCTAATGCCATATCATCTCCAGCATAAACCTGCTTGACTGTAGAATCAAGATGGTATCTTGTAGCAGTATATGCTATTGAACATTCTGTGTTGGCATCAAAAGTTGGACCTTCACCAGACAACCTCATAATGGACAATGTGCCAAGAAAAATTTTGGCGTTCAATTTGATGTTGATGTATCCTTCAATGATGTCGGCAGGGATATTGAAGAATTTTGCCTTCATGACTTCAAATTGAAGCATTGCACCATCTTGTGATTGGTCAAAAGCTGTGAAATCATTTGTCTGAGCTGTTCTGTTAAAGTTCCAACCTTGTTTAACAAATTGGTTCAGATTATCAGTTGTTGTTTCACAATTGATGAAAATATGTTTTGGTTGAAATCTTTGTCTCATCTTTCTGAGGTATCTGGCCATGGTCCCATACAACATCACTGTTTGTTGCATGAAAGCTGCAATGGTCTGGCCAGGCTTTGACTTGACAGCACCTAATTTTTCCACTTTCTTGACCCATTGAGATTTTAGGAACAGGGAAATTTTGTTAGCGTCGAAATCAGGAGATTGTCTGCTAGCAGCATTGATCAAGTTAGCCATTGGTTTGGCTAAGTATGTATTTTTAACTTCAGCAGCACATATTTCCCATGTTCTTGGCTCGAAATCCACTGGGTCGGCAGGTAAGCACATGACATTGTGGTAATTGAAAAACAAGATATCTCCAACATCTTTCTTTAGCACAAATTCTCGTAAGTTGGCTTCCGGAGTTGTAATAGAAAGTCTAGCTTCTATTGTTGCCCAGAAAAGTGTTTCATCTTTGGCTTGTTGATGCTGGAAAAGTTGCACCACTGGATTTTCAGTTTGGATTGTATTAGAATATCCATGGTGTTTATCATATAACTCTCTTGCAAATTTTTCAGGAAGCGCTGAAGCTAACTTTTCCAAGTTATTGCCGTTTGACACTGGAAAGTGAGTCAATGGAGCTTCAGGCTCAGCGGGACTGTCATCAGCAGGCTTAGAATTGAGCATTTCTGTTTTCTCATCTCTGTAAGTATCAATAAATGCTTTGAGGTATGGTGTTGCCTCAAGCTTGTCCCAAAATTCAGAATTGTTTGGGCCTGTATTGATAAAGTGGATGGAATCCACAGCTCTGGAGAGACAAGTGTACAGCACCCTGTCTGAGCAGTGTTGTGTGTGGTTGTCAAGCAAAATTTGGACTCTCGGTGCAGTAAGCCCTTGACACCCAGCGTAGGTCATGGCTTTGTGCCCTATGTCTTGCATAGCACTCTTCTTCATTTGAGAGGGCACCAAAATTGGCACTTTGCACTTTTGTAGAGCATTTGAGGCAAAGGTAATTTTGAGGTGACCTTCTTTCTCACTGTAAACACCTAGCTTATTGGCCAAACTGCGAACATTTCTGTGTGTAGCATTTAGGTAAAATCCACAGTAGTTAGCATAATAAGCGACGGCTTCATCTAATGAGGCAATGTATGCTTCATTGTTGGACTCATGATATACACTTTGCCGCGAGTCTCCAGTAAGAATGAAAAGTTCAGTGTTGGCATGGTGGAACAAATAGGCTTCAATGTAACCAGGTGGCAATTTAGTGTAGTCATCAAAGATAACAACTGGGAATCCTGGTTGAATCATTGCTTTTTCAAATGTTTTAATGTGTTCCATGGGTAGCTTACACAATTTGTTCACCCAATCATTTCTGAGTTCAACAGTTGGCACAACCACTGTGCAGCAGTCATTAGAGTCGCCAAGAGTTCTGAGAAAGTTTTGTAATGCTTGTGATTTTCCAGAGCCGCCACAGCCATGAATGACTACTCCAGATTTAACGATGTCTTCATGTTGCATTTTGAAAGCAAAACTTTCCCTCCATTCTTTTGATTGGGAACAGAGTAATTTGCCGGTCCTATTGTTTTTGATATCAGAGCTGTAAGCACTTGCCCTTCGATGGCTAATAGGAATGGCATACACTGCTCTTTTAATGTTTCGCAGTGTATTCACAAGATCTGCAGGAATGCTGGATGGGTACTCAGATCTTGGTGTTTTGTTATTGATGTCCTGGATTGGCTGAATCACTTTGCCATCCGGACTGTATTGAAGTTGGTCTCCCTTGAAGCCGTGTGCATTCAGAAGTGGAATCCATGCTTTCCATGGGAGATCTCCGGAGCTCTGAGCTGTGTCAAAAACTGCATGGTAATCATGAGTAGTTTGCTGCACATTATTTTCCTTCCGTGAGATTTCAAGCTCAGCAATTATGTTCTCAATCTCACGGTTCTTCATGGATGAAGTGTCTGAAGCATAACTGGCCCATGTCTTGTGTGGCAATGCTGGGAGTTGAGGAGCTATTATCGGTTCAGACAATAGAGATTCAATTTCATGAATGGCCGCAGCATTGTCGTCATCAGTCATTGCTAAGGATATTTCATTGCAGGGTATATGACTGCTAGAAGATGAACATTGAGGCTGTTCATCAAGTGCAGAAAGACCTAAATTTTTTACTGCATTATTATAATTAGTAACGCAGTCCACTTGGGGCCTAGTTTCAGGCTCAAACTCAGTGTAAGTTATTTCAGGTTCTCTCTGTTCAAAATCTGCTAAGGATATTGTACCTTTTTTGACCAATTGAGTCAGCTGCCTTCTTTCTTTATATGTGGTAGCTGCATTGCTTATTGCTTGTCCTATAGCAGTGTGTGTAGTAATTACAAGCTCTTCAGTCTTAATAGTATAGGAAAAATCTTTCCATTGAAGAGCTGTGAGCAGTTGATTGAAGTCACTCTTTCCCCGGAAGAATTCAATCATGCACCTCCAGTCGTGTTGCATGGGTGCAACCAGTTTTTTGAAGAAACTGGATTTGAGCATGTTGTCATAATCATTGATAGATGACAGTTGTGACACATATGTGAAATAATTTACAACGTGCGTGAGTTCATCAGGGTCATACAATTCTAGCTCAGCAGTGGAAATCAGTTGTCTAACCTTGGCAAATATATCTCTTTGCGTAACTTTATTTACTGATTTCACATATAAGTACAGCTGTATGGCCCTTGATCTAGGCATAGGTTTTGTGGCATTGACGTGTCGGGGATGGAATATATTTGGGAATGTCACAAAACTATTCTTTTGAAACGTCCTGTATAGCGGCGTCTCAAAGTTTCCTCTTTGGAAGAGGAAAAGGTGGTTGGCACCAAGACTCTCCACCATTTGAATCGTAATGGTGTATTTTAAACCAGTCAATGGATCATGTCCAATGAATCTAGAGTATTTGAGCCATTCTAGGGTTTCATATTTGTGGAAATATGCCCCACCACCGTGTGATCCTGGGATATACTCAAAGCCTTCTTCATTGTAGTTAATGGAGTAAATCGCAGGGAATAGAGATGTCTGTCTGTGTATAGCTTCCACAGGTAGTACAACAGTTGCCATCAATGTTTTAAGGTTTTGGCAACGGTCAAACAAGTGAGTCACATCAGCAGGTTCCATAAAGTGTAGAGAATCTGAAATGTATGCGATTCTCGTATCAACGGAAAAGCTGGTTGATGTAGACTCTTCATCATACCTGAAGAAGTCTTTTGGTTCAATGTTATGATTGACAAAGACATCTTTATGCACAGCAGCTCTTCTCATGTAACGCAGCTTGCTACGTTTGAGGAAGATGAAAGTTACTTTTTCATCTTTAGGCAAGTGATGTCCAACAATTTCAAGCATACGATTTTCGACTACTTTGGCTGCGGCATGTGTGTGTGTTTGGATTGCATGGGGGTTAATTGTGACACCAAGATTCTCAAGGGTGTCTGCTTCATAATCATTAAGCGCGTAAGGACAATTGATTAGAGATTCTTTAAGTACAGGTCGAACATGTTGATAGGCAGCTTCACAAATGCTGGACTGTACTTGTGGGTCTCTGATCTTTTCCAAAGTATTTCTAACACGAGACATAATGTGGTAAAGTGCTTTCGCTGTTTTTCCACGTGGTTATGTTGTGTTAGTTTAACTTTGTATATTTATTTATTTATTTTGTTTTC